ATACGTCCAAGGTTTGCGTTGATCGCGGACAAATCTTTAACGATAATTTGTGTAGCGACAATTCGGCTTGATCCAACGACATATGCTTGTGGTAAAAATAAATACCAATAAGTTCCTGCTGTCGTTGCATTGAATCCTGTTCGTAACCATGCGCCCGTGTCTCCTGCCGCAAGTTTCAAACACCCAATGGAATAAGACTGGTCTGAATACTTTGGTGCAGGGACATCGTTGATATCAATGTTGCTTCCGAGAATGTACGTTTTGAAATTCTTACGGTCTGTTGACATAAAATCAGTGATGAAATATCCATTTGTATTCGTTTCCGATAAATCCCATTTTTTTGTAGTAAAATTAAAAATATATCTTGTATATGCTCTTCCAAATGTTAGCCCAAGATATAATCCTGACCCGCTTGAATAATTCGGGCACTGTAATCCAAAAGATAATTCAATGAGCTGATCTGGAAGAACTTCAAATTCAGAAGTGATAAATTGAGCCCCCCCGCCAATTCCTCCTGATGTAAGTGCTTTCAATGTCCGATATCCGTCAACTGTTACAATTGAACACCCAGTATCAAGATTCCACCCGTCCGTCCCTTCGGAAGCATTTACAAGTGAGTTCAATTTGTTTCGCGCCACGACGTTTATTTTTTCAGCCTGTAAAGTCCCGACCGCGACTTTATCGTTCGTAATGGCAAGCTGTTGTATTTGCGCGGTCCCAACTGAAAGCTCTACAAGATCGCGAACCCCTGTACCTCTCGCAAGAGCAAACGATTCATCGGAATTCACCGACACATTTTTTGCCGTCGGGCTTGCGGTTGTAGGGACTGCGACATTAACCCGGACGCGGTAATAATACGCTGTGTCTCTCGGAAGGCTTGCCGACTGTAAATAAAGCGGAAGCTGTTGATCAAAGTTTCCGAATGGTGTTTGAGTAAAGTCCCCTATCGCCCCTGTTCGGTAACTCGATTCGTCGGTATACGCTGACGATGAGTCTCCGGTTGCATAAAATCCCGCGTCATCAGCCGGTGTCCCGCCGTTACCCTTGCGACATATCTGTATTTCATATCCTACCGTGCCATAGACCGCATTTCCTTGAGTAATTTTAAGCGAAACGTTACGACCAGAAACCCCTCGCTGCAGAACCGGCTTTGCCGGAAACCAGGTAAGATACCAAGTCGTGTCAGGATGGGCCGCGTCTGACGTTCTCCCGGTTGTATTTTCTGTGGAGGTCGCTTTTACCGTCACATTCATACTGTCGAGCGTTCCTCCGTTTGCGTTTTTCTCAGGGTATCCGTCGGTGTCGCGATTCCAATAATACTTATATTCCTTCATCCCGATCCCGGTTTTCCGGGACGCGCCGTTTAGTAAAATTTCAAACGTTTTGCCTGTTCCGTAATACAAACTGGTGTCTATTGTCCAGGAGCAATCGAGCGTGCTTTCTTTCGAGATTGCAGTAACAACCGGCTTCGGAGGAATCCAGGTTAAATAATTTGTCGTGTTTGGCGCTACTTCCGCAGAGGTCGTTCCTGTAGGATTCTCCAGTGACGCGGCTTTTATTTTAAGCCTGAAATTATCGAGCGTTCCGCCGTTCGAGTTTTTTTCAGGATAGTTAAGCGTCGTATTGTCCCAAGGATGCAGGTACGATTTCTCATGAAGACCGTAAGTTATCGTCGGAGCTGCAGATTTATTATCAAGAAAGAGAGAAAAGTTTTTGTCTGTTCCGTAATAGGAATTTTGATCAATCACCCAAGAGCAATCGAGGCCTGTTTCTTTTGCCACGACTGTCAGATTCGGAACCGGAGGAATCCAGGTAAGATAACTGGTAAGATCCGGGGTAACTCCCGTTGCTGACGGTCCGTAAGTCAATGACGGTTGGTTATAGATATTTTCCGTGCTGATTCTTACTTTCCAAAGAGCGAGATCCGCTTTTTCAGGATATCCGTCCACGGCTCTGTCAAATAGGTAGGTAGTCGAAGTATTAGGCGTGAGTTTCTGTATCCAGGAAACTCCGTCGTTTTTCGATATTTCAACAATAAAAGTTTTGATTATGTTTTCGAGAAAAGATCCGTTAAAAACCCAAGAAATTGCGATCCCGTCCTTATTGGCCACCGCTTGAACATTTTCAGGGGCGAGCGGGTGGAAGAGCGCTCTCCCGTTCTGTATTACACCGACTTCTTCTCCTAGGTCGGTTATCGAGACCTGGGTATTGGTTATATTATTTTCTGCGCCTGAGAGCCTGGTCACGGTTCTTGCATAAGAAGAGTTCTGAAACCCGCCTTTAACAACCAAGCTCCCGGAAACTACTATATCGCCATCTATGTTTTGAACCTTAGACATTTTAACCCTGCCTTCTTTTTTATGTTACCATTCGGCGGCAGATTTTTGAAGTCCAATTCCTGTCTTTACGGCATTTTTTGCCGCGAGCACAGGAAGGCCAAGCATCGTGCCAAGGCCTTGAGCTGCGAATTCTCCGGCCGCCCAGATATGTTTCTGCCGATCTTCGTCCGATTCGGCAAGAATTGCCTGGCGTATCGCGTCCATGTTGGCAACCATGTCAGTACCGATTGGTAAATAATCGTCACCGTAGGCCCGATATTGCTCTCCCATCACCGTCGCCCTGACAAAGTTATTGAGAGAATCCCCGACTATCGGGACCGCACTGACGTACTGGCTTGTCATCTGCTGTATCCAATATTGCATTACGCGGTCCTCATCCTCGGGGCCCTTACCGCGGAGAATACCAGTAACTCCCATCGCGAGCCCTGAAAATGCATACGATGCGAGCATCCCGAACGCCTTCATGTTTTCGCCTTCTTTCACGTACATCGGAACGTCGTATTTGAGATTCTGATAAATAACGCTCATCGGCTGCGTAAACTGGAGGAAACATCGTTTGAAAAACGTCATATTCTGGTACATCGATGATCGGTATAAATCTTCTGACGTCGGCTGTGTCTTGATAACGAACTTGTCTGCGTAATCGACGGCCTCGGCTTCTGTTTTTCCTTTTGCTCTTTGGTCTCGTCTAATTGCCTCCCAACCCATAGCGACGGAGAAGCGGTCCGCGAATTCAAGGCCTTTCATTCCTATCTGACCAAACCGTTTGCAGGCCCCGTCGAATCCAGTGTTTTTCATACGCATAAGCTCAACCATTGTCTCAAGCTGCCGTGACGCCAGAATTGGGGATCGTCTTTCAATAGTCTGATACCACTCCAGTGGATTGGAGGCTATTGCTTCTCCGGCCACCTTCGCCAGGTCAAACGCATTTACCTCCGTCAAGAACGGCATCGGGCTCGTCATGAGCTGCATCGCGACCGACGTATACCGGAAAGCGAGATTAGAAATCGCCATGCTTCCGCGCCAGAAAGAAAACATTCCCTCCGATGGATCCTTCTTCGTGAAATCTCCGGGACTTGCAATCTGTTCCATGTGGTTATTGATCGATTTTATAACGCCCTCGCCGTATGCCGACTTGAGCTGCTGGACCAGATTAAGGCTTTCCTTTGTATGGCCTCCATAGATTCCCTGGAGCATTTTCAAGTATCCTCCAAAAGCCGCGAGGTGTTCCTGGTGAGAGATCGAATCGAAAAAGAGCCTTGAGGCAGAAACGTCGATATCCCTCTGGTTTACCGGCTGAATATTCTGTGAGCGGTCCAGAACGAAACTCTTGTCGATTGCTTTATTTTCCCACGCCTTACTGAAAGCATCGGCTATCAGATCCTCGCCTTCCGACATCGGCCCGGTACGCTTGAGCGGAAAATAGAACCGTTCGTGCCCCATATCGATATTCGAGACCTTCATGTATTCTTTCGCGATCCGCTCCCAGTCAGAATACTTATTCAAGGATTCCATCATCTTGTCGCCCAAAATAAGCTCGTCGCGCGTCAGTAATCCCGGCTGTCCATCTTTCCCTTCGACGGACTCGATGAGCGAATTGGCCCTCTCTTCCATGATAGCGCGGAGCCCGTCGTTGCCAAGGACGTCCCGTTCTGCCTGGCTGAAAAGGTGTCCGAAGATAAAGGCTTCCCGCTGCTTGACGTTGAAATTTTCTTTCTTTCCAACCAGAAGGTAAGATCCCAAAAGATTATCGGCGGTCATGCGAACCGCAGTTCCGTCGGGTCCGGCAAGACCCGGGACGACGATTTCACGGTGGATATGGTCGTTGATTTTTTGCGCAGCGATCCAGTTTTTTACTTCTCCCGTGCGCTCGCGGACGTATTTGAGTTTTTCCCTCTGGTGCGTGATCATCTGGTCAAAAAGAAGCTGTGTGTTCAATCCTTTCCGGTTCTTATTGTCCAGGATATAGGACGCGATAAGATCCATGCGCATGGTCGGGAGCCCCAGAAGGTTGCGAATCCGGTGTGATTTCTTCTGCTCGTCGTCGTCTACCGATCCCGTAACCGTGAACTTTCCGGCCTTGTCGATCGCCGCCTGGAGCTGTTTGATGTAGCGATCCCGGACCATGTTGAACGCCATCCGCTTCGCGCTGTTCGCGGCCCGGCCGCGTTTGGTCAAAAGGTCTACGATTTCTGCAATCGCATCCAGTTCTCCGTAACTCATTTCTTCGAACGGTTTTTTGCTGATGCTTTCAAGATCGGATATCAAGGACGATACCAGGGACGGATCCGATTGGAATACGACCGAGGAAAGAGCTTCGATGTCTCGTGCCATCGCTTCGGGGTCTTTGGTCGGATTTTTCAAGTACTGCTGAATGAAATCTATCATTCGGCCTTCTTCCGAGTTTATAGAGGCAGATGTCGGGTTCATGATGAATCGTTTCAGTTTTTTTATGGCAACGGAAAGGCGTTTCGCCGCGTCCCGTTCCTTGATAAATTCCTTATAGTCGCGGTACTCAGCGCCCTTTTCCCGGGCTTTTTGCTCTCTGGTGTTGAGATTCATTCGCGTATATTCATCGAGGTCTTTCAACGTGAAAGACTTATCTTTCACTTTCTCCCTGAGCGTGTCGCTTGAGAGGTAGTCGATGATTTCTTTCTGCTCGGCCATCGAGACGCCCGGCTTTGAAAGTACCGGACGCTTGAGGATATCAGGGACACGCTTCATTGAAAGCATCGCGTCGTAGGCCTTGTTTACGTTTCCTTCAAGCCTGGCAGCAAGGAACCGGACCGGACCTTCGTTACTTTTCACAAACTGCCTGATGTCAACCAGATCTGCATCCGTGAGGGTTTTTCCGGCAAGAAGTCGATCCACTGCCCGACGGATAACTACCGTATGCGAGATTGCTTCCCGGACCTGTTTCGCCCTATTCCTTGTCGCAGGATCTTGCGAGCTCTGCATCGCCCCGTGAATCTTGTCCAGAAATTCCATAATCTGGTCGCGGGTCTTGAGCGTATCGGAAAATTTCCCTGGGACTTCTTCGCTGGCCGGCTTAAATCCGTGTTCTTTCGCATAGTTGAAGAAATCAGTCAGCTCTTTCAGGGCCTTTTCGGAAGGATATTCCATTCCCGGATACACAGCCTGGAGCCATTCATCGACCGTGTTAAAGTCCTTCATTTCGCGGGACATACGGTCTTTTGCGTTCTCGTTCCCTCTTTTGATTTCCTCCGCACTCATGAAGAGCGCGTTTTGACCAAAATCTTCGACTGGAGCTCCGGCCATTTCAGCCTGCAAGTTCGCTATCTCGAGCGTGTTTTTCATTTCCTCGGTTAATGGGATTCCGGCTTTTTCGTACACGCGAGCGGCGAGTTCAGGATCGTTTCTCCATCCACCTTTTTCCATGCGGGCGATCCGATCCTCGTACACTGAAATACTTGAGCGTACCAGGGCGGGATCCTCGATGATTGTCTCGGCCTCGCCTTTCAGTATTTCTTGAGTTTTCTCTTTGCTCATGGAAAGAGCTGTTTTTCGTCTATTTACGTTCGCGATAAAATCAGATTTAAGATCCTCTGCCGTCGCGATCAATTTTTTCTGCATCGCTACCTGAGCGTCAAAGGAATTTCCGAACATCTCGCCTTGAACCGGACCTGATTCTTGCGCAAAAATATCTTCAAACGTCCCCTGACCAGCCGCGGCCTTCCGTGCTGCGAAGTCATCCTTCGCCCAATGCAATAACTGGGCGAGCTCTTCCCTAGGGAGATTCTTGTTTTCTATGCCTAGCTGCTGGAGGCCTTCATCGTTTCGTCCGATGTCTGCGATTGTGGCCGCGATTTCTGCGGAGATTCGGTTTTTTGGGGAGGGGTGTTCTTCCATGAATCGAGCGTAAAGTAAATCGGAGGCAAACTTTCCGATAATGGCACCTTGTCGGCCTTTAGCAGTTCCCAAGAATCCGGCAGTTTCGAGTTGACCATAATTTAATGCTCCTTCTTTTACTACTTTGGCGTAATCTTGCGCCGTCCCTTTATCGTCCTGGATATTGGAAATAATATCCATCATTATCATTTTTGACTGCGTATATCCGTCAGATTCCTTGAACACATACGCAAGAATTGAATCCTCTCCGGATCTCCTGGCTGCGTCCAGTCGGTGCCGTCCGGACGTAATCAAATGACTCCCATCAATTTTTTCCCATACTTGAACCGGATTCGCTCCAACCGGGTTGTATTTCTCGGTTATTCTTCCTTCCTCGGTGACGCCGGTATCAGGATTAGCCCCTCGTTTGAAATTAGATAGCAGCTTTAATCCTTCTGTTTTTACCAGTACAGGGACTTGATCGGAAGAAACTGATGTCGATTTCAGTCCTCCCATATCATTGTCGCTCATATCCTGAGAGGTATCAATCTCAGGCTCTGCGTCTTTTACCGATTTTAGGTCAAGCGATTCCGCCTGGTCGTATTTTCTTTCTTTACCCTGATTCGAGAACCAGTTATTCAAGGCTTTCTCGATTTCTGGTTTTATGTCGATCTTTGAAAGAGTTTTATTCCAAAGATTCTTGAGGTAATCAGCAATCCGCGCAAGGAACGGCCGGGCTTTTTCGTCGGTTATTTTCCCGCCTGAAATGAGTGCCATGGTCTCATTGACCAATCGTTCTTCCTGTTCGGTCGTCCATTCATGATTCTTGACGCCATAGAGCTCTTCGATCGAGTTGAGAGATTCAGTCCCGAGAGAAGTTTCTTTCGCGAAGTGAACCACTTCATGTACAAGGGTAGCGGTATTTGCTTCTTTCGCCAAGGAAATAACGTATTTAGTCTGCTTCACGTAATCGGAAGTCGAGAGTTGCTTAGTCAGCGCCCCGGCCTTGCCCATTCCGGAAAGCCTTTCGTCGCTCTTTATGTTGAGAGTTTCGGTGAATTTGGCAAAGTCTCCGGCATTATTTCCGGCAAACGCGGAAATCAGAGAGATGACGGCCTCGCGTTCTGCAGGAGATGCAAAATCTTCCCCGGGAATTGCCATCCTGAGTCTGGTTTTAGCCGCGGAGTCAGCCGGTGAATCATTCACGGACGACCATTGCGCTCCCGCTTCTTGCCCGTTCGGGTTGTCTTTGACCGCTTTTTCATAGGCGGCCGACAAAGAGAAATCTGCTTGCGCCTGGTCCATAATAAGTTTCTTTGTCGGGAAGCGGGCCGCGATCTCGTGAACCATCTCGTCGGAAAGTCCCTCGTGCTTGTCGGAGAAATTTCCGTCCATGATCGTGACGTCCTGGTCTCCCACAGCTACCGTCACTTCGCCGTACCGTTCTCCCGTTTTTGGATTCTGAGCGGTGTATGTCGTTACGGTTTTATCGTCCATCGAAGTCGATCCGGTTTCCGTGATGTCGAGCGCTCCTGTTTTAGTCCTGACTACCGGCGCTTGATCCTCGCCCCTATTATCCCGAGCATTAGCGATCTTTTCCTCTTTCGATACAGAGTCCTCGGCCTGTTGAGCTTCCCATACCTGGCTCGCAACATCGGCTCGCTGCTCTTCCGGAACATTCGCAAACTGTTCCATTTCGGGAGCTACCTCCGCGAATTGCTCTTTGGTTGTAACGGAAGCAAAGCCTTTAACTATCTGAGCGTCATTCACTGTTTTGAAGTGCATGGCGGCTGTAGCCGGGATCCCGAGAATGGCCGAGGTCCATACGATAGTTGAGAATTGACTCGCCATGTCACTAGCGAGGGTTCTCATGTCCCCTTTTGAGTTTATCGCTGCAGGATTTTCAGCCATGCCCTCAGCAATGAGCTCTCCGACGCCTGAGACGAAGTTCTGGCTTTCTTCTTCAATAGTTTCACCAACTACCTGGCCGGCCGCGAATCCCATCACTTTTTTCGCAATGCTCGTCGTAGCACCGGATGCAATCATCCTGGCAGCCAGGGTAGAAGCAAGAGTCGCTTGCGCTTTTTTTGCCATGACAGTCTGTATTCCCGCTTCAAGACCGAAGCCTGAATACTGTTCGATAAGTGAATTGATGACGCCTGTAACCGGAGCAATTCTGCTCGCGGTTTTCGAGTCGATCCCGTTTGCGATCATGTTGGAATAGTCTGTTCCCGCCATAACGGCGGCCGACTGAGTAGCGTTTATCATTTTGACTGCCTGAGCTAATACGAGCGCTGTTTTGGTCAATCCAGCTGCAGCGACAACGCCTCCGACGCCTTCTCCGATAGCCGACGCAGCTGCCGTTGTGCCCATAAAATACGCGGTATAAGGCGCGAGATTTCCTAGTATTTTCAATGCGTCAACGTACCAGGACCGAGGGGTATTATCGATACTGAGCTCTGCTATCCTTTTCGTGATGTCAATTATTTCCTTATCTTTCTCCGCGGATTGCCCGGTCCATGCTGACATCATCGCGTCAGAGCCCTTCATCCCGAGTTCTACCATGAGAGCTCCGGCATGAGTTGCATCCCATATCGCCTTTGCATTCGTTTTTTCAGGCTTGTTGTTTCCGTAATAAGCGGATAAATAATCATCCATATTGCCCATGATCTGCATAGCCGATGCCCCAGGGAAGGCAGCTGTCAGGGCTTTCGCTGATTCATATGAATCAAGCACAGTTTTAGGGTCAGAAGAATTTTGAGCAAGCACTGAAACGAACTGAGCGTCAGGGTCTAAGATAGGATGATCATGTACGAGATTCCCCATAAGGGAAACATTCTCTGTTCCTCCGTACTCATTAGTCCTTTTTTCTGACTCAGGAAGCATCGATTCGACGCCACTCATAAGAGTCCGAGGCTCGGCCGTTTGAGTAGCATGGGTCGGGACCGCTGGAGTAGTGGCAACCGGCTGTACTATCGGTGCTGTTTTTGGGAGTGAATTATTTTGAACCCCAATACTCATATCTGTCGGGCTTTTTATTTCATGTAGATCTGCTGTTTGTTCTGGTTGCATAAATTAAGCCTCTTTATTTTGCCGATGTCGGACGAGTGATTTTTGCTGCTGCTTGAGCTGCCTGCCCCTGTTGATATGACAGTTTAAGTTCTGCTGCTTTCTTTGCAGTTGCCGCCGCATCTGCCACTTCCCTTTCTGCTTGAGAGGGTTGCTTGTCGAAATAAATGATAGAACCATCGGAGCCTTTCCATACTGGCCTATTTTTACCATTATCCTCTATCTGAGTCATGGTTAATAATACAGGCGGTTTTCCATCCCTAGCAGGAAGAGTCGTTTCTGGCAATCCGCTCTTTGTTTGCATGTTTATAACAGGGGTAAATCCGTACATCTCTTTTAAGAGCTGGCCTCCGGATTGAGACAGCTGCTCGAGCTTCGGTGCGACGGAAGGTGTTAATCTAAACTCTCCGGACAGCGTGTCTTTCCGTCCATATTCGGTGTTACCAGAGACGACTTCTTTCAGGATTTTTCCTCCATCATTGAGAGCGGTATTTCCAAATACTCCCTCTTTTGATTTTTCCGCTGGAGCTGTTGTCATCTGCTTCCACAAATCCTTTCCTTTGTATTTCGTTGCAAGCTGCATAAGGACTGCGTCTCGTTCTTTGTCAGTCTTGAGATCATCTCTACTCAACGTCGCAAGAACGTCTTTACCGAAAGAGTCCATGAAGACGGCCATGTCTGGATCCATTTTTTTTGGATCTTTCAGCGCTTCGTATACTTGCTTTTGCTGGTCTTTACTTAAATATCCCAGGAGCACGTTCGTAGTTCTGTTCGCCATATCTAGTTTATTCTCGTCACCAAATCTCTCAGCGAGAGCTTTATGAACGTCCGCTGCCTGATTTACAAAGCTCGGATATGCTGACGTATAACCCATGGTCTCTCCTATGCGCTTTGCCTCGTTCTCCGTTCCCTGGACCATGAACATTAAATTAACCGGATTCGCCCCGAGGTCGTTCGCGTTTTTTATCGCAGCAAGATCTCCAAATAGTCGATATGTTTGATCTGCGGCAGAATCAGCGCCTTCCTTTAATTCCCAAGACGCAATTTCCTGTTGCTTTGCTTCGATTATTTTCTGCCCTGCTTCTGATTGAGCCCAATACGAGGGCTTGCTTGCGACAAGATCTCTGACTTCTTTCTGAGCCGCAGCCACTAAGGCACTTCTTTCATTTTCTGAATGAGCTGAATAATAACTGCCCGATATGGAATCAAGTTCTGCTCCAAACTTTTTAGTTTCATATCCCATGAGTTTGCTTATTGCTGCGTTCCGTGCCGAGGTATTAACAAGTCCTGAGTTTTGAATCATATTAAAAACAGCGTCAACATCTACTGTTCCTGATTCTTCCCTATCCGTAACCAGAGCTTTAACCATATCATTGAATTGCTCGGTCTGTCCCTTGCTCTGTTCCTCAAGAGCCGCGATCGCCTGGCGCTTCTGGCTTGCAGAATATTTCGAGTCCATGATGTATTTTTTCGCACTGTCGTAATCAGCCGGGGCGGTAATGGCTTCTGTTCCTTCTGGAGCAGAAGCGACGAACGCTGCTTGTTCTATCCCGAGAGCTTCTACCATTTTTGTATATCCGGAAGATTTAGCCACTTCCGAGTCCGACTGAGCAGGAGTTATAACTCGCGGAGAGTTGACAGAAAGATTATACAAAGAACTTGCGGCCATTGCATCTAATGAAGGTTTTACCTGGTTGTTCCAGGACACTGTATCGAAGAGTCCAATCGTTTTATTTTCGTTGTCGGCGTCTGCCAGGAATTGATCTAGTTTTTCAGGGCTATCAATGGTCGATGCAATGTTTTGTTTCGATACCATCCAGTCGCTTTGCGCCGCGGCTATTTCTTGCCCCGCGTAGGCGTCGGCTTGCTGTATTCCGAATTGCTGGCTTATTGGTTCAACTGCCCGGGAGACGGCCCCTTTTACACTGCCCCATTTTGTCGAATTTATAAGATCGCTCACCTTTCCATTATGTTCGTCCAGGGCGTCGCGCCAGTAAACCCCGGTCCCGTCATTATTTGCCACGATCCTGTTTGGATCTCCGGGAATGAGTTTCGTTCTCTGTATGAAATCGTAATTGGCTTTCTGAATCTCGCTCGCAATGCGCTGAGATTCGATGCTCGTCCTGACCTGGAATAAATTCGTAACGCTTGAGGCCGCGTTTCCTACCGATTGAGTCAGGTTATTCATATCGTTCATAAAATCAGTGGGCATTACAGTCCTCCCAAAAGGCTTTTCGTTTTTCTAAGTTTTGTTAATAGAGGAGACTGCCAAAGATTACTCGATCCGTTCAGGTCAAATCCTTGCAGGGTTCCAAAGTTCTGAGCTCCGGAAAAATCTCCCGTCGTGCCGGCCCATCCAGAAGTTCCAACCGGGACCTTCGGAGCGAGTAGGGAATTTTGTCCAAAAAGGCTTCCGCCTTTCGGATCCCACATCGTAGTTTGTGTTTTGCTGTTAGGAGAAGCAAAGGCCTGGGTAGCTGCGGGAGCGGCGAAACTGGAAAGAGTGTCTGCAGCTGAAAGAAAACTCGAGCCGACAGCAAGGCCATTCAGTGCTCCTGCTCCGATAGAGAGGCCGTAAGAGAGCGGACTATTTGCATAATCCTGTGCTTCTTGATCAAAAGACAATAACTCTTTTTGGTCGGAAAGATTCGATCTTTGCTGGTCAAAATTAAGAGCGTTGAGTCTAAATTGGTTTTCCGTAATATTCATCTGGTCAGCACCCAGGGCATTCGTGTCTCGATTGTTTTCTCTTTCAGCGACGATCGCTTTCCCGAGATTAAAAAAAGAAGAGCCGCCGATTGTCCCTGACGTTCCGGTGTTGGCCTGGGCTGCTGACTTCTGTTCAAATCCTTGAATCGCGGCGTTTTTGCTCTGAATTGTCGTTTGAAGGCTTTGCTCTTTCATCTGAGATTCTTCAACCGCAGTTTCAAGGTCCTGGTTTTTGTTTATAAAAACACCCTGTTTGTTCAGGATTTTACCTTTCAGGTCGAGAAGTCGTTGTGCTTTTCTGTTTTCCTCGTATTTTCCGTAAGCCGCTAAAGCACCGCCTGCGGCTAAACTTCCAAGTGCGAATATCATTATATTGAATCTCCTGTTTCAAACTGAGGGAGAATAACCTGGATCCCAAGAGGATCCGAAGTATTTGATTCAAGCCGTATTGACTGGTCCGTGTCCCACGGAGAAAAATTTTCGCACCTGATTGTCCCCGTATACGGGAATTGTACCACCCCTTGAAAATCTGGCGGACTAATCTTCTGTCTGTTTACCGTGTGCGTTCTGTTATTCACCAAGTCAAAAGGTCCGGTTTTATAACAGCGGAAAAATAAAGCGCCGGCAAGTTTTTGCAAGCCCTCTGTCTCAGGCGTGTCCATTCTGAAAGTTTCAAGCGCGGCTGTAAACGGGAGGCCATATATCAAATTGGTAAACGCCGGGATCGCCGTCGATTGCCCTGTCACAGAATCGATGTACGTCGTGATAGCCCCAAGAGTCGCGACTGCCGTTCCTGTATATTCTCTACCGTCAGAAGTTCTTAAAAACCGAATCGCGATTGTGTTTCCGTTAAATTGTACCGCTAAGAAAGAAGAACCTGCGGACACAAGCGTTGCACAGTCAAGGTAAAATCTGCCCGAGAAAGAAGCGTCGTCGGTGGTTTTCATTCGCTCTATGTTTCTGCACAGTCTTCCGCCAATGTTTCGTTTCACCATAAAATAAACGGCGTCCTCGTCGCTCGCTCTGATAGTCACGACCGATTCAATGATGTCTCCGGACCTGGTGTTTATTCTGCACCAGGCAACCCCGGTATCGTTCAACCTTCCAAGAATAGCCGTTCCATCTTGCAGTACTGCTATTATTTCATTATACGGAGCTTGTCTGAAATCGATTGAAATAATATCGCTGCCGGCAATGTGTTCGGAATACTCCATCATGTCATACCCTGTATCTCCAAAAGCTCGGATTCTACGGGATGAGGAAGATACAAACATGATCGAGTTTTTAATAAATCTGGCTTGCAAATTCGCGGAACCGTATCGTGACACAAGATCAACCCTAGGGTTAAGAGCAGTGAGTCCTGCAGAGAAAAGGAATTCACTTGTCGATGTTCCGATAAACAGATCTTGTTGAGCAACCAGTGATTGGATAGCTTCATTCTCGTCAGTCGCGATAGCCAAAAGAATTGCGCTCGCGGCCCCTATCTGCTGGGTGGTGTTCGTTCTAGTTTCATACTCAGGAACGTTGTTGTCGGCCCAAGGCTTCGCCCTCATTGCTGTTTGAATGTATTCCAGTTCTTCAAAATAGCAGAAATTGAAATAGTCGTTCACTTTCGACATAAACAAAAAATTGGGCTCTGCCTTCGACCCTCCGAGGCATAATCTCCCTTGATAAAAAGCAACGACCGATGGATATTCTTCTGGCGATTGAAAAGGCGCTAGAATTATACCAACTTGACCCGTGAGTTTTGCAGAGGTGTTTCTTGATAATTTTATAGTAGTCAGGACAGGAAAAGAAAAAAGAGTAATTTCTATTACTGGTTCTTTTTTTACTAAGTCCATTTTTTTTACAGCCCATAAAGGTCGTTTTCCTGTTAAAGCCATAGTTGGATCGCATTTGTATGTTTTCCCTTCTACCATCCATGGGGAAAGCCGGTCAACCATATCTATCATTGATTCTGAAAACCCGTTTATTGACAGGTTTTCATTAGTTACTATGATATATCCAGTAAAGGTTCCTGAGTCTCCACTGTTTATAGTTATAGAACTATGACTTGAAAAATTGAAAGTTACTGAAAAGGTTCTCGATCCGTTATAATAGGCAAAACCGTAAGTCGCATTTCCTTGAGATGTTACCCATTCAGGAGATGTATTACATACAACCCATTCCGTTCCGTGGGGGACGTGAGAGTCGAACCACTGTAAGGCAGCTAACCAGGATATCCCGTCAGGGAGATCTCCTACATAATCGTCTAGCTTGTAATAATCTTCTGTCACTAAAAGAATAGTGTTCAATGCAAGGCTTTGTTTATGCTGAATTCTCGATCCTACTCTTTTTGGTGATATAGGGAACGCGTCATTCGTATTTCCTGCCGAGTACTGGTCTTTTATTACTCCGGATATTGATAGTTTCGGTTCTATTGTTGTCCTGGATGCCACTATAGACGTAATATCGTACAGTGTCGTTCCTATCATAAATTTTGCATTAAGCCCGTCGGAACTTGTGTAGGTTTTTGTTTCTGTTGAGGTAATTGTCGTAGAAACTTTAGGCTCGATCGCAGCGAAAATGTCATTAAAACTCATTGGCTTGTAGACACCAATTTCTTCTAAAACGAGCTGAGTTGCTGCAATATTTCCGTTGAATGAGATATCTCCATAGCTTACCGCAAAGGTTGTCGCTCCTGATGAAGTCCCAATGTCCAACTTAATAAAAAAAGGCTTAAAACTGTTATGGACCAATACAATCTGGTTTCTGTTTTGTGCGTATTTAATTTCAGAAAGAATTTCCGACGTTCCTGAATAGATAATTTGAATATCGGCTGCCGAAGAGTCAACCAGAAAGGTGGGGGAGGCCCCTCCGGATACATTCAACATTTTTATATATCCGTTAAAAAGGAGCAATAAAATATCGACGTCGTTACTGATTGACCAGGGAATCATCCGGCAAGAGCCGAGGCCAGTAGCGTCAATCAGTTTTTTGAACTCAAGTCCTCCACGCTTGCCCGCCCCTCCCAAAGGATAGGGAAGAACATTCGTCATCTCCGTTGCCCCTTTGGAGTACAACGGAAGGTCTACGCGGCCGGCGAGTCGAGGGGAAAGTTCCCCCATAGAAAAATCGGTGACAATCGGACGCATCGCCCCCATGGTTTTACTGCCTTGCCTGAGTCGTTGGGTTTACATTTTGTCTGTCAGTCCACCAAGGATCTGCGGAGTCGATCTGTTTTTCCTGAGCCGTAGCGTCCTGGGCCATGCGCATAACCGCGGCAAATTCTTGCTGGAGGGCCTGATACAGGCCTGCGCTATTCGCAAGAGTGACTGCGAGTTTCGATGCAAGACGCAAAACAAGAGCGTCCGCAAACATAGAATCGAACTTTGTAGGATCCAAAACCTGCTCGATGTATTTCAATTCGAGACAATTTTCTGTGTTAATTACCTGAGATGACATATTGCATAGTATCCGTTTGTCCGCTCCTCCCTGAACCACTTCAAAAAGCGTCTCAGGGTTTGCCGCGACGGTCAGAATTTTCAGGACAGGAAGGAATACTGTAAAAGCTGATCCAATGGAAGTCGCAGGCCTGTCAAGCGTTATTGTGTGAGTTGTGGCGTTTACAGCAACGATCCTGGCGTTGACCGGGATTCCCGCACCATATACTCCGCGACCTACAAGGCTGGCATAATCAATAATGGAAACTCCAACTCCGGTAATTGTTGCGTTTCCGACGGCAGACGTTCCTGTAAAAGCCAGGTGGTTTTCTGCCTTGAAAGCGTAAGAATACTGGTTCATGGGTAACACGAAAGCGGTATCCTGTGGAATATAGGACGTTTTGGTTGCAAAATTGAAAGGGTATGTGCGCAAAAGTTCGTCACGAGTCTGCGCATAGACCGATTTACAGACACGAGACTGTTTGGTGTCCTCGACGGTATCTTTGATCGTTTCAGCTCCAATACGCCATAGCGCCTTGTTGCACAAAGCCGCCTCAAGATTTTCGTATACTGCGTCAAAAGCAGGGATTAACACCAGTGCCATAAAAGCCTCCGTATCTCAATACTAGAGTCAGATTATATATCATGTCGCTAGATAAAGAAACCCCCGAAGTTTCCCTCGGGGGTTCGCCTCGATTTTTACTCGGGGATTATGGCCATATTGAATGTGGCTCCGCCCGTCATGCCGGAGGCTCCAGTGATCTGGATCTTCCAGAACTGATTCATTCCCGGCGGGATCGGCAGTTTCATGATTTCTTTTCCCGCTACGATCTGCGCAAGCAGTACCGTTCTTGCTTCTGCAGTAACATACGATCCGCCAGCGGTTGTCGCGGACTGGATTTCAAACAGGAACGACGCTCCGGCCGCTGCTGTGGTCGCTTTTACGCGCACATACAGGTAGAGCTCTCCGCCTGCGTCAGTATACCCGGCGCTTTTGACGTCAATATAGTCTGATATGAGCGGGGTAGTTCCCGACGTTACGAGGTCTTCTGAAAGACCCGGGGTAACAACGGCAAATTTTGCATCCATTATCATAATTCATGTCTCCTTCAAGGATAAGCCCTGGAGTATCCCAGGGCCGAGTTCGTTTTTATTAGCTGATGGTGGATTCGTCAGCGCCGAGCGTGTCTACGCGGATAACCGGGATTCCCTGGAACGTGAGCTGCTTGCGTCCCCAAACATCCTGCTGGTCAAAGAAAAGGTTTCCTTTGGCATTAAAGCGTTTGCGGAAAGCTGCCATTACCTGCGGTCCAACATAGATCGCGGTATTAGAGGTATCGCCCATCGGGAGAGTTTCGATCAGGTCGATCATATTTTCTTCGCCCTTCGCGACGTTAGTATCGTTTCCGAAAGATCCGACAGTACTACCGGGAGTCACGTTGATATTGCAGAGGCGTTTTACAGCCCGAGCGTCAGCAATGTTAAGACCGAATTCCCAGCCGAATTTCGTCATGACAACTTCATAACGATTTCCAGCAGCGTCATAAGCCGGCTGCTCACGGAGGTCAGTTACCGAGAGCATTTTGCTCATGTTCTGAGGATAGGTAAGAAACACGCCGTCGGTTCCCCACTTTATGATCCATATGGAGGCCATGTTCGCAACTGCTCCGCCGTTTGACATAACGGAGTTTAGCGCGATCGCGTTCATCCGGGTGGTGAGACCGTCGATGCTTCGCATATCGGCTCCGCGGGCTCCATAACCATTCTTTCCGAAAATGGTCGAATGGAAGGTTTTAATCAGGCCGCGGAAATGGGTTGCCTCTCTCGAGCGGCGGAATTCGATGGGATCAGCGGCTTTGTCCAGGATACGAGTATCGATCTGGAGGCGATCCTCAAGACGACACATCGGTTCCATGATAGGAACGGAGGTAGCCGCCGAGTTCGGAGTACCTTCATTGTACCGAACCAAAGTTCCTGTCGGTTCGCTCGAAACACGAAGCATCTCGTGGGTTGTGTCGCCGTTGGCGCGTTCCCAGTAGGCTTCCTCAACGATCGGGACCTGCTGAGACAGGACGTCGATCAGTTTCAATGTGCTTCCGTTCGGGCCTTGAGACCTCATGATTTCAGGAAGCGTATACACTTTGTCTATTGCAAATGACATCTAATTCTCCTTAATCCTTTTTCGGGAATCTTTCGTTCATCCAATCATACGGATCTGCGTTTTGAGCCTT